TGCAAACGCAGGGTTCCGCAAAATGGGATTTGGGGGGTTTGTCGCAAATGTCCGAATTAGAACTGTTGCAGTTTTTGCAAACTAACTACCTGCGCGATTTGAAAAAAAGCCCAAACCAGTTCAGCACGCACGATTGCGTAAGCGATGAATTGCGCCTGGTGATTGAACTCAAATGCAGGCGTACGCACTATGACGATATGACAATTGAAAAGAAAAAGTTTGATGCGCTCATCGCTAAAGCTGAAACCTTGTTTTACAACGCCGTGTATATCAACTCAACACCGCTTGGAATCTATGCTTGGAACTTATCGTTGCAAGAAATTGAATGGCACACACACTGGATGCCAGCATCAACTGATTTTGGCAAGAGCGAGCAGATTGAAAAGGTCGTTGGCTTTCTACCAATCAGCAAGGCAATCAAACTAACGGGGGCGTTAGATTACTGAAGCGAATGGATGAAACAATGGCAGGCAGACCAGCAAAGCCAACTGAACAAAAACGAAAGACAGGCAACCCAGGCAAACGCCCGCTGCCTGATCTCAAGAATGTAATTGCACTGCCACAAATCAAAGGCGATGCACCGCTTCATTTAAGCGATGCTGGCCAAAAGATGTGGGCAGATGTTCGAGCAATGGCACCGTGGATTGCTAACACCGATGCCAAGTTGCTCATTGAACTATGTGAAAAGATGGATAAGAAGTACGAGCTAAAAGAAAAACTAGCCGCTACTGACTATGTGCTTTTTACTGATAAGGGTTATGCCTATGCAAACCCTTTGTTTGGAATGTTGAACACTGTTGAAAACGACATTGTTAAATTGCTTTCATTGCTTGGCTTAACGCCAGTTGATCGCAGTAAGTTGGGGGTTGCTGAAGTAACGACTAAGGGCAAGTTAGCCCAGTTGTTAGAGCAGCAAAAAAAGAATGTCTGAAGTTGCTGGGTGGCCACCTCGTTGGCTAACTGAAGTTCCGCTTATAGATCAGATGCGCGGGGATGGCGAGTTGTATGCAAACTTTGCCGAAGCCGTTTGCCGAGTTACTAAAGATTCTGTAGCCTCACCTGCAGGCAAGTTAATTGAACTGCGTGGATGGCAGAAAGAATTACTCAAGCATATTCTTGCCCGCCGTGAAGATGGCAGATTTCGGCATCGTACCGCTTTGGTGGGGATGTCGAGAAAGAACGGCAAGAGCGCACTAGCCGCATCAATGGGCTTGGCTGGTTTAACAGTTGGCGGTAACGGTTCCGAGATTTATTCTTGCGCAGCAGATCGCGACCAAGCACGCATTGTGTTTGGAACTGCCAAGCGAATGATTGAACTAGATGATGAACTATCTTCAATGTTCACGCTATACCGCGATGCAATTGAATTCAAAGATAAAGGCAGCGTGTACCGCGTACTGTCTGCAGAGGCGTATTCAAAAGAAGGCTTGAACCCTTCACCGCTAGTTATCTTTGATGAAGTCCACGCCCAGCCTTCTTGGGAACTTTGGAATGTGCTTTCACTTGCTGGTGGTGCTAGAGCCGACTCACTTCTTCTTGGCATCACAACTGCTGGTGTTAAGACACAAAGCAACGGCCAAGATTCTCTTTGTTACTCGCTATACCAATACGGCCAACAGGTTGTTAAGGGTGAAAAGACAGACCCATCATTTTTCTTTTCGTGGTGGGAGCCAACAACACCTGAAGGCGATCACCGTGACCAAGCACTTTGGCTTGAATCAAATCCAGGCTATAACGATTTACTCGATGCAGAGGAAATTGCATCGGCAGTATTGCGAACACCTGAAGCTGAATTTAGAACTAAGCGCCTCAACTGTTGGGTAAGCACTTCAGTTGCTTGGTTGCCAACAGGTGCGTGGGAAGCGTTAGAGGATAAAGATAGATTTCCTGAACCTGGCGAAGAATGTATTTTAGCTTTTGATGGTGCCTTTTCTAATGACTCAACTGCACTTGTAATGTGGTTACTGGGTGGAGACAAGCCTCACCTAATGGTTGTTGGATTATGGGAACGCCCCGATGATGCTGAACAGGGCTGGCATATTCCAGTTGCTGAAGTTGAGCAAACAATTGTGGACACATACCGCGATGAGCGCTTCAATGTTAAAGAGATTGTTTTTGACCCAGCACGCTGGCAAAGAACATTTATGGTTTTGGATGAAGAAGGTTTGCCAGTTGTTTCTTATCCAAACAGTGCGCAGAATATGGTGCCAGCAACACAAAAGTTTTATGAAGCCGTGGTGAATGAATCATTTACCCACGATGGAGATGAAAGACTTGCTCGCCATATTGCCAACTGCGTAACAAAACAATCAAGCCGTGGTGTTATGGTTGCAAAGGCAAGTAGCCGCCGCAAGGTGGATGCCGCCGTTGCTTCAATCTTTGGCTATGATCGCGCTACACAACCAGCCGAGCCACCAGCACCAGTTGCAAGATTCTTTTCAATTCAGGTATAGGGAGCATAATGAAGAAGATTGATCTATCAGTTGCAGTTGAGGTTGTGGGCGTAACGCTTGCAACAACTGGGCTTGCAATGATTTCAGTGCCATTAGCTTTAATTGTTGCAGGTGTTTTTCTAGTATGGATTACAGAGAAGGCTAACTAATGAGTTTATCAAAGCGTTTGGCGGGGTCAGGTTCTAAGCGATCTGCTAACAATCAATATGTAGAGCCACTGATTCCAGGGCGCCCACAATTTCAATCTCTTGCTGGCGTAACTGTAGATTCAGAAACTGCAATTCGTATGTCCACGGTTTATTCCTGCGTGCGCCTATTGTCAGATACGGTTTCATCTTTGCCAATTGGTGCTTATGTGCGCCGTGGCCGTGAACGCCTTTCTTACACAACTGTTTATGGCGATCAACCAGCGTGGGTTGCACGACCAAACCCTGAAACAACACGCCTTGAGTTTTACGAGCAGATTGTTACTTCATTCAAACTTGAAGGCAACGCTTACATTCTGACAGTGCGTGATGATATGGGCGATGTTCAAGAGCTGTATGTGCTTGACCCAGTAGGTGTGCGCATTGAGCGCCCACGCGCAGGCGAACCTTTAATTTATTATGTAAAGATTAGAGACACACAAGGCGTGTATGAAGAACGCCTAACAGATAAAGAACTTTTGCACATTCCTGATTTCCGTTTGCCAGGTCAGCGTTATGGCCTTTCACCAATCGCCGCTTGCCGCACCACACTTGGCGCAGCAATGGCAGCCGATGTTTATGCCGCTTCATACTTTGGCAATGCTGCTAACCCTGGCGGTGTCATTGAAGTGCCAGGTGAGTTAACTGAAGAACAGGCATCAGACATTGGCCGTGATTGGAACCTTACCCACACTGGCCCATACCGCGCTGGCAAGATTGGTATTCTTTCAGGCGGTGCAGCCTTCAAGCCGCTAACAATCAACGCACAAGATGCGCAGTTGTTAGATACTCGCCGTTTTAGTGTGGAAGAAATTGCACGCATCTACCGTGTTCCATTGGCGCTTCTTGGCCATCCAGTTGCGGGTGCGATGTCATTTGCATCAGTTGAAGCACAAAACCTTTCATTCGTTCAGTATTCATTGCGCCCAATCTTGGAGCGAATTGAGCAGTCACTATCAACACTGCTGCCTGAACCTGATGGATTCATTCGCTTTAACCTTGATGCACTGCTACGCGGTACAACAAATGAGCGTTACGATGCTTACACAAAGGGATTGCGTGAAGGATTCCTTTCACTCAACGATGTTCACGCTTACGAAGATATGGCACCAATTGAGGCTGGCGATCAGTACCGTGTGCCATTACAAAACATTGATGCTTCAGATGCTAAGGATGTTGGCCTCAAGCTACGCACCGAAATTGCTGCTGCATTGATTCAGGTTGGCTTTGACCCATCAGCAGTAACACAGGCAGTTGGCTTGCCTGATATGAAGCACACTGGTTTGCCTTCAAGTCAGTTGCAACAAATTTCAACAATTGACCCAGCCGACCCAACTGCAGTTTATGAGGTTAAGTAATGCCTTACTTTGTCAGCAATAATCAATCCGATTGTTCAGGATGGGCAACGGTAAAACAAGAATCAGATGGTTCATATACAACAATTGTTTGCCACGATAACAAGCAAGATGCAATAGATCAGATGGTTGCAGTTTCAATTTCTGAAGATATTGAACCAGGCGGGGAAGTTAACTCAAGGAGCAAAATGAAAAAGATTGAACGCCGTACATTTACAGTACGCGATGTTGAAGCACGACAGGCCGAAGATGGAACAATGCGCTTGCGCGGATACGCCGCAGTATTTAATGAGGCCAGCGTTCCACTACCATTCATTGAAACAATCGCCCCTGGCGCGTTTCGTAAGACATTAGCCGAAACACCTGATGTGCGTTTGCTTATTAACCACGAAGGTTTGCCACTAGCTCGCACAAAGAATGGCACATTAACCCTTACTGAAGATGATCGTGGTTTGTATATGGATGCAACAATTGCAGATACGAGCGAAGGCCGCGACCTTTACAAATTAGTTGAGCGCGGAGATGTTGACCAAATGAGTTTTGCTTTTCGCGTGATTCGTCAGAAATACAATGATGATCGTTCTCAGCGCACACTAACAGAGGTTTCACTAGCAGATGGAGATGTTTCAGTGGTTACATACCCTGCCTACCCAACAACAAGTGTTGAGGCACGCGAAGCACTACGCAAGGCAATTGATGCAGTTAAAGAAGGCCGCGCACTAGATGGCGAATCAATGATTGTTGTTCAAGCAGTTCTTGATAAGATTTCAGATTCTTATGATTCACTTGAAGAAGGCAAAACAATGCTTGAGGTTGTTCTTGGACTTAACACACTTGAACCAATGGTTGAAGTTGAAGAACCTGAAGTTGAGTTAGAGCCAACAGATATGCCAGCACCAGCGCGTTCAATTTCACTGCGCCTAGCGCAAGCAATTATCAACAACACAAAATAAGTTTCTGCTGCAAAAGTAGCAGAGCGAAGTCGGAGCAAATCCCACACCCTAAAAGCGCCGTGGAGAGCATTGCCACCACCTCAAACCACATTCACACAACTCATTAGGAGATCACTAAATGTCATATTTTGACAATGTAGTAGAGCGCCGCGATGCAGTTAAGGCAGAAATGGATGCA